GAAAACCAAAAGAAAAAAGAAGCTCAAATTTCTGCTTTAATCGGTGAATTAAAACCGTTAATTAACGATATTGGTGATGCTACTCTTATTGTTCCTTTGATTAAGGAATATATGGAAATTGGTATTAAAAACGATGAGCAATTAATTAAAATGGCTACCATCGTTCAAAGAGCTTTACAAGTACAAGCACAAAGTGGTGCTAATGAATTATCATTTTCTGAAGAAGAAAAAGCACAATTATTCGATTTAGCTAAAAGCGTTGGAGAAAATAAATAATGGCATTTTATCCTGAAGGTTTACAACAACAAATAAGTCTTATTTCTGGAGATCAAACTCCAACAGGATATTTCTCTATTACCCCTGTCAGGGTAAAATATACTTTTTTAAATTTAGACCAAATAAAAAAAGATAACCCTAAATTATATAAAAAATATCAAGGAGATTTTTCTTTAGGAGGAATAATTTTTGATTCGGTTTCAAATCCTACAGAAGAAGGTAAAGAAGAAAACCAATTTGAAGGATTATCTTTTGCTTTACCCTTATTTCCTAATTTTAAACAGATTCCATTAGTAAATGAGATTGCTTATATTATAAGTTTCCCATCTCCTAATTTACAAAACCCTAATTTTATTGATTTAAATAATACTTCTTACTATTATTTTTTACCCATCAATATTTGGAATAGTATTCACCACAATGCTCTACCAGATCCCTTTACTACATCTACTCAAACCCCCTCAGAGCAAAAGTCATATCAAGAAGTAGAAGCGGGTTCAAGAGTTAAAACAACAGATGGAGTTGATGATATTAATTTAGGACAAACCTTTGATGAACAACCTAATATAAAAAATCTTCAACCATACGAAGGAGATATTATATTTGAAGGTAGATGGGGTCAATCTTTAAGATTTGGTTCAACAGTAACTGGTAGTAATAATACATGGTCATCAATTGGACCTAATTCAAAACCTATTACTATTTTAAGAAACGGGCAATACAACGATAATAAAGAAGCATGGATACCTATTGTTGAAGACATTAATCAAGATTCAGGATCTATTTATTTAACTAGTAATCAACAAATTAATTTAAATGCCTCTAGTACTAAATATAATAGTTATTCCACCCAACCAATTAATCCAAACCAATATACTAATCCTCAAATTATTCTAAATTCAGGAAGATTAATATTTAATTCCTCACAGGATCATATTTTATTATCTTCTAAAAAATCAGTAGGTTTAAATGCTGTTGAAAGTGTAAATATTGATACACCTAAAACTGTAATTCAATCTGATAAAATTTATTTAGGGGATAAAGAAGATAATAATACACAACCTATTTTATTAGGACAAGACACTGTTGATTTATTAGGACAAATATTAGATAATCTATCAACCATAGTAAATGATTTAAGTCTTTTAGTAGGAGTCCCTCCAGGATCTCCTTTTGGAAAACTTAATGTTGATAGTTCTGTTGCTAATTTAAATTTAAAAGCAGCAAAAAATCAATTAAATAAACTTTTATCTAAAACAAGCAGAACAAAATAATGGCCCTACCTCTTCCTTTAGATATCAATACTATTGCTGATTTAACTTTAAGTTCTCAACCTGAAGGAGAAAAACAAAAAGGTAATTCTAAATTAGGTAAAATTTTAATTAATTCTGCTTTAGAGTTATCTCAAACAATGTTGCCATTAGTTTTGACTTATGCCCAACAATTAAATATAGATCCTAATGCTGAATCAATACCTGATTTATGTCCTTCTATTACTGTTTTAGAAAAAATTTTAAACCCTGTTAATAACATTATTGACAAACTTAATTCCACATCAGAAACATTAGATAAAATAAGTCAATTATTAACAATAACTGGAACTAGTGCTGCTACTTTACAAACAACAGCAGATATTATAAGTACGGTTTTACCTACTCTTCAAGCAGCCATCATAGCAATTCCACCTCCAGGTTTACCAGGAGCTGTAGTAGGAGCTGTTGATATATTAGATTTTGTTAATAAAAATATTATCTTTACAAAAGACGGAAATCCAAGAATTCCTCCTATTTTAGCATCTGTTGGTGCTGCTGGAATTGGGGTTGTAGTATTATCTACTACTATTAGTAATATAGTAGCTATTTTAAATAAAATTATTTCTATATTACAAAAATGTTTACCTAATTCTAATATAAATCAATTATCATCTATAGTAAATCAAATAGACAATTCAATAAATAAATCATCTCAAACAGAAAATCAAACAACATATCAAGGATTTATAATTAAAATAGAAGAAAAAGATTACTCCCCAACAGTAAAACAACAAAGAGCAATTGGACAAAACTACCAGGGGATAACTTTAATTTCTACCCCTTATTCTTTTACAACAAACCCACAAACTTTAATAAACGAATTAAAATTTATAATTGATAGAGATAATCTAAAAGCTTATTAATTTAATATTTATAAACAATGAAACCATCAGAATTTAAAAAAATCATCAAGGAAGCCGTTAAAGAAGCTATCCAAGAGGAGTTGCGTGACATACTTTTGGAAGCCATTAAATCACCAAAACCAGTTGTAACAGAATCTGTACAAGATACTTATGCACAACCTGCTGTTTCAAAACCAAAACAATTAACAGCCGAAGAACGTAGAAATATGTTTGCTGGTATGTTAGGAGAAATGCAAACAGGAGGAGTAGCAAATACTTCATATCAAGGGACAGTAAATCCAATGGGTCCTGTAGATACTATTAATGGTGCTTTACCAGAAGGACAAGTTGGATTAGACCAAATAATGTCAATGATGAATAAATAATGGCAATAGTAGTTAGAAATAAATTCCCAATAGATACTATATCATCTAAAGCTGTAGGAGTAAATATTCCTTTCAGTGCCCCTGCTGTTTTTTCATCTAACTACTTAACCAGAGATGCTATTCGAAACAATTTAATTAATTTTTTCTCTACAAGAAAAGGAGAAAGACCAATGAATCCTTTATTTGGTAGCATAGTTCAACAAACAGTTTTTGAAAACCTAACCTCAGATATAGATGAAACTTTAAAAACAATTATTAAAGATGAAATAAATAGATATTTTAACTTTATAACTTTAGAATCATTAAATATATCCCCCAATGAGGATTTTAACCAATTAACTATCACTATTACTTATAGTGTATCTAATTTTGGTATCAATGATACTGTAACTGTAAATATATAAAATGACACTTAAAAGAGATATAAAATATTTAAATAGGGATTTTAATTCATTAAGGGATACTTTAATAAATTATTCCAAAACCTATTTTCCAAACACATATAATGATTTTTCCCCATCATCACCAGGAATGATGTTTATGGAAATGGCCGCCTATGTTGGGGATGTTTTGTCATTTTATTTGGATAATCAAGTACAAGAAACATATTTACAATATGCTCGCCAAACAAATAATTTATTTGATATGGCATATATGTTAGGATACAAACCTAAAGTAACATCTGCAGCAACAGTAACTCTTGATTTTTACCAAACTCTTCCCGCAACAACTTCAGGAAGTATTACAGTTCCTGATTTTAATTATACTTTAAATATTCCTGCTAATACTACTATTAATTCTTCAACAAATAATAATGTACAGTTTATTATACAGGATAAAGTAGATTTTTCATATTCTAGTTCATCTGATCCTACACAAATTACAGTATATCAAACTAGTGGTGGATCCCCAACATACTATCTTCTTAAAAAATCTAAACAAGCAATATCAGCAAATATTAAATCAAAATCAGTAAGTTTTACAGAACCTATTCCTTTTAATTATGTTGATATTCTTGATACTAATATAATAGGAATATTAGATATCACGGATTCAGAAGGTAATACATGGTATGAAGTAGATAACTTAGCTCAAGATGCTATATATGATTCTATAGCTAATACTAACCCAAATGATCCTAATTTTTATTCTTCAATAGATACTCCTAATTTATTAAAAATAAAACAAGTTCAAAATAGATTTGCTACTCGTTTTCTAGATTCAGGATCTTTAAGAATATTATTTGGTGCTGGAAATCCAAATGATACAAATGAAGAAATAATACCTAATCCTAATAATGTAGGTTTAGGTTTACCTTTTGAAAAAAGTAAATTAACAACTGCTTATTCTCCTACAAACTTTATTTTTACTAATACTTTTGGAATTTCTCCATCAAATACAACATTAACTATTAGATATTTAGTTGGAGGAGGAATTAGCTCAAATGTACCAGCAGGTGATTTAACATCATTTAATTCTCCAACAGCTACTTTTAAAAATTCAACCATATCTAATTCTTCATTAGCAAACCAAATTTTTTCATCTTTAGAAGTAAACAATCCTGAAGCAGCAACTGGAGGATCATCTGGAGACAATATAGAAGAAATTAGACAAAATTCATTATCTAATTTCCAGACTCAATTAAGAGCAATAACTGCTAATGATTATAATATTAGAGCTTTAAGTTTACCTTCTCAATATGGAAATTTAGCTAAAGCTTATACTGTCAAAGAAAAATCAACCGATTTAATATCTGGTGAAAGTCCTAGTTCATTAAACATGTATGTTTTAAGTTATAATGCTGATGGAACTTTAAGAACAGCTTCAACAGCCTTAAAACAAAATTTAATAACCTACTTATCTCAGTTTAGAATGTTAACTGATTCTTTAAAAATTAAAGATGCTTTTATCATTAATATTGGTATTGAATTTGATATTATAGTACTACCTAATTACAACAATGATGAGGTTTTATTAAAATGTATCCAGTACATACAACAATATTTTAATATAAGTAATTGGCAAATCAATCAACCAATTATTTTAAGAGATTTATATATTGGATTAGATAATATAGATGGAGTGCAAACTGTGAAAAATAT